AAACCAAAACAAAGACAAAAGTGCCTAAACGAACTCGCTAGACGAGGCGTGGAAGTAGTGTGGACTACTAAGGAGAGTGTGTAATGAGAGCATGGGGAACAAATCATGTGTCGCACAAGAAGAAAACTTCACAGGGCAACGGCAGAGGCACATTCAGTATAAATATGAACAAGAACAAAAAGCGTTCTTACAAGAAATACAGGGGGCAAGGCAAGTGAAGACAGCAATGCTAACACAACAGGACTTTCAAGAGTTCAAAAAGAAAGTGGCAATTCTAGGTAGAGCAGGTATTACATTGGATTATACAGTAGCAAAACCAAACCACAAAAAAGTAAAGATAACAATGCGTACACCAGTGGACGCACAAAAGTGGGACGAGGTGTGTGGATGAAAAAATTACTAGACGCAATGTGGGAACCGTTTGACAGCGAAGATGCAACAGAGTGGTTCCTCATACTGTTCGGTTATACAGTATTATTCTTTATCCTATTGGGTGGAGTGATAGAATGGATTTAACAGTATTATTATTAGTAGCAATGTTCTTAGTGTATATGTATTTCAATGACAGGGATGACTGGCGTGGGTAATATAATACGCTTTCCTATTGAAAGGACTGAGATACAACGCTTAGTGAGAGATTTGAGGCATCAGGAAGAAGAAATCAAACTGTGCCTCGATGACCTTGAAGCATTAAATGAACATATAGTCGAGTTAACAGCAGAGTATGAATCCCTGTTAAATCGAGTATGTGAACTAAATCAAATTAATTTAAAAGGAGAAAGTGATGAAGAAAGGTAGTATGCAATACGACCAGTTTGGTCGCAAAAGAAAAGTATCGCATCTTTACAAGAGTAAGAAAGCGACGCCTCAGTTTGCGAAACAAGCAAAGAAACAATTTAAAAAGGAAGAAGATATCTACGCCAGTGCACCTATTGGGGAATATGCTGTGCCTGTAGATAATTCATATAAACAAGACATCAGTAAGCAATATACGGTATCGATTGCTTACAACAAAGGTGCTTATCAAGTGATACCAAAAGGAGAAGTGAAAGACATTGGCAAGTAAACATTATAAAGTGGGAATGAAAGCAAATGGTAGCACAATAGTAGCAATTCGATACCCCGAAGGCACTTCTAAGAAGTATGAACATTGGGAATGTCCTGCACGAAACAGTGTAGAACACATGGATGTCGAATTAGCAGATGGTAGAGTGTTATCCAGTAAGGATTTGATACTTGGAAACAAGTTCAAAGTCGAAGATGTAGAGAAAATAGACAAATTTATATCTAAAATTAGTGGAGGTGTAGCATAATGAGTAAAATTAATGACTATGCTAGGTTTGTTGATAGTTGTACATCGGCAACAAGTAAAGATACTAGCAAAATGTGTGATAGAATGGACTATCTACGAGGAAACTACACAATGCAAGGTGGTGAAGTGCTAGAACAAGAAGTAGATATGGCAAGATTGATGACTGCCCTGATAGGAATGATGGCAGAGAGTGGAGAATTTGCAGAAGTAGTGAAGAAAAAGGTATTTCAGTCAGATAGCAAGTTCAAAAGCGATGAGATTTTCCATATGAAACGAGAACTCGGTGATGTATTATGGTATTGGGTTCAAGGATGCAAAGCATTAGGTTTTACACCTGATGAAGTAATGGATGAAAACATTAGGAAACTAGAGAGTAGATATCCGAATGGTTTTGAAGTAATAAGAAGTGAAGTCAGAGAAGAGGGGGACATATAATGGCAAATCATGTATATTTTAATATCTCTATAGAGGGGATAACAGAGGAACAGCACTCATGCTTGTTCAAAAGCGAAGAAACAGAAAGACCTCATTGGGACGAAAACGAACCACCAATTAAAATGGTTGAGTTAGTAGAAGTCCATGAGCAACCTTTCATGTCTAATCTCGATAAAGAGTATGATGATGAAGGTTGGATTAAAAATTCATGGGATTGGTATGTAAACAACTGTGGGGCAAAGTGGGTTTGTATTGAAGAGTGGGAACATAACATGATTACTGGACACAGTGCTTGGTCACAGCCTGTTGCAATGGTAGAGAACATGCTAGAGTATGCCAGTAATAGATTTGGTATAGAACTTAGTGCAAAAATGACATATGAAGATGAGTTCAGAAACTTTGTAGGAGTAGATGACTTTGAAACATACAGTGAAGAAGGAGAATGGTATTGTATGCACAGTGAGAACTATTTAGATGGTGGTGAGTTAACCGAACTACTAGAAGAAAAGTTAAAATGTGATGTATCTGATGATGACTTTGACTGGTGGGAAGAATACAAAGCAACAGGATTAGTTCCTAGTGAGTGTGTAGACGAAATGGTTTATAACTTCTTTGATACAGGAGAGTTAAATTGGGTAAACTAAGAAAAATTCTAAGAGATTGGATTGACGGAGTGATTGAGAGGTCATTTCAAAGACAAGCAAACAAAATATTTGCTAAGCATGATGTGGTTTACAGAGATGGAGATAACACATAATGGGACAGTATGACGCAGTAGTAGAAAGACAACGCATATTGCTAGAAGCAGAAAAGTGGGCAAAAGGAGTGAAAGAAATCCATGCCCATAGTTTCAGTTCGATGTGGTATGATAATAGACCTCAGGACACTGAGGGTGGTAAAAGTGTATTAGATGTATCTTACAATAGTGGACTAATTCAGAGAAAACTAGAGGATGGCAGTATAGTATACTTTGGTAAAGAAATGACACCAAATGAACTAATTGATGAGTATGGGAGAGCTAAAGCGTATGAAAGAAGATAGAGAGTACCAATTCTATGCTTGGGAAAAGCAGTACGGAAACGATGAGGCAATCAGAGTAGCAGCAGATGAATGGGGTGTAAGTGAAATGCAGGTCAGACTGCTAATACAAAAGTGGGAGGATAACTTATGGCTATAAATTACACACAAGACCAAGTAGAATATATTGTAAACCAATACAGACTTAACCCTGATAGAGAAACAGTAGAGAATCTAGCAAATGAACTAGACAAGAGTGTAAAATCTATAATAGGTAAATTGAGTAGGGAAGGAGTGTATAGGAAAACAGAGTATACTACCAAAACTGGAGAGAAACCAATAACAAAACTAGAATTAGTGCAAGACTTAGAAACATTGTTAGAGTTACAAAACGAAGCCCTAGCGGGGTTAGAGAAAGCACCAAAATCAGTATTAAAAATTTTAAAGGAGTCGATATGAGAGTAGCAAAAATACTAGAAACAGCATTAGCTGATAAGCATGGCAAGTATGCAGAAGTGTTAGGACTTGTTGACAGTCCCAGCGGGGTCAAAGCAAGACTAAAGTTTGGAGATGGTCATAGAGAAACCATAACAGTAAGAAAACTAAGAATGGTTCAAGATAAGAATGTACCAAGGTCTAAAGATGGTTGGTTCTAACTAGGAAAAACTTGTGTAAGAGAGGGACAACTTAGTCCCTTTTTTATTGTCTTAAAAATTTTGGATTGGTGGAAGTTGGTGTAGTTTGGAAAGGTTTTGTAGTAATTGCGTTTTTATGTTGGATTGTTAAACCCCAGAATTGAGGTATTTGACTTTTCAATAGTTGATGTAGTTTACACAATTAACAGTCTACATTTACCTATTTAGATGCTCGCTTTCACTCTCGCTTCGCTTCGTTCAAGCTCTTAGCATAAGATTAGGTAAGCGACTGTAATCGGTGGTTTGTAATGATTAACTATCAAAATTTATGATAATATTATACCATGATTTTCAACAGAATGCAAGAACTGTTTTTCTCGGGTAATTGAAATATGGTGTTCGGGTAGGTTTTGATTGCAATAAAATATTTTCACTGATGTTATCTAGTTGTGTTGTCAAAGGATATTCGACAGATGTTTTTCGTTAAGGACGAACTCTCATTGACAATTTCTTTTTCATAGCGAGTTGTAGTTCCTTTCGTTTGTCCAACTCTCGTGAACGCTTCCTGTAATTGTTCATTTGATTTCTTTTAGCATTGGGTTTTTCGTAGTATTCTTTCTCTCTGCAACGCTCTTTGATTTCTGC